CTTCGGCGTTTCAGGACTAGGCTGTGCAGCCTCCCTTTGCGCTTTGGCCGATTCGATGGCTTCCCGTTCGGCTTTGAGTCTTGCTTTCTCTTGTCTGACATCTTCCCACTCTTTCTCAAGACGAGACTTGGCCTTCTCGTATCGGGTTGGCTTCTTTTCGGAAGCCGATTCCGACTTGGTTTCTGAAGGTTCAGTTGTTAGAGAACTTTTCGCTTCCTTGGATTTCTCCTCGGTTGCGGGTGCTTCACTCGAAGCATCCTGTTTGTTTTCGGCTTCTTCAGCAGGCGCGGGTTTCTGCTCGGTATCTCCGCTGGCCTTTTCGGTCGTAGCCTGTTCTACCTTGGCTTCCTCTTCCTTCTTGGGTTCGGGGCTATAATCCCTACCTTCGTCGGCTGCGGCTGCCATGGCTAACAAGTCAACTTCCGTCAGGTTATTTGAATCCGCCATTTTGACCCTTTCTTACACTCAATCGCAGGGGAGTCATTCCCGCGACCAGGTTAGTCGGCTACTGGTTCATCGGCGTCATCCCCGTAGCCAGGGATGGCCGAGTTTAGTTTTGCGGTCGCAAGCGACTCTAGGGTCGCTACACAACCTCTATAACCTTTAGCCCATCCGCACGCCTCCGCAAGTCTATCACCATTTTTCATCACTGCGGAGGCATTGTGGCGCAAGGTAAGATTGAGTAAGATAAGACTGAGTTTCTTGCCGGTGGGGGTGCCAAGGAACGCGGTCCACGCCTTTTCGTCCTCATCAAGCCATGCGGGTTCGTTTACCCACTGGTGATTACGCAGGAAAGCTAGGATGGCGCGAATGGTTCTCATGGTATTAACGCCCAACTGTCACCCTGGAAAAGAACGGATTCCTTGCCGACAAACACCTCGGCCAGAGCCTTCTGTACATCCTTGAAACTCCAATCGTGGCCAGCCATGACCCCTCCGGCTCGCAGCTTCGGGAGCCAGCCCTTGAAGTCCGCCAAAACCGCCTCGTACCGATGGTCGCCGTCCACATAGACCAAGTCTAGGCTACCATCCTTAACAGCTTCAAGTGCATCCAGACTTTTGTTCTGGTCGTAATTCACGTTACCAAGATCCTTGGTATTTTCCAGAAACTTGGCAAAAACGAACTTCATGGGGGTCTGCTGGCTGGCGCGGTCGTTAATGTCGTAGCCGTTAAGCCATGGATCTACGGCTAGCACCTCGTCAAAGTAGTTGGCCAGAATCATTGTTCCCTCGCCACTATAGGCACCGATTTCTACGGCCTTGTTTTTTGCGCCCCTATCGTTCGCCCAGTTGCACAGGCGTCTCAAGCCTTCCTGCTGGAAGGCGTCTCGCATTACGGGGACTTTCAAGCCGCCAATGGTGCGGGCTGGGCTTGGGCTGTCAAGGCTTGTTCTTGGGCGCGGACTTCCTGCTTGGCGGCATCCCTAAGTTGCTTCTGGATGGCGCGAGAGGTGTTGGGATCAACCTGCTCCAAGGCCGCAAGGTGCTGTTGCAGGTGCGCCATGATCGCCTGCATGGCAACCTGGTCAACCTGTTGCTGACGGGCTTGTGCGGCTTGATTAAACTGGAACAACACCTGAATGTGCGCCTTGTGATCGTCGCTAGGCTTGATCTGGACAGGGAAGCCGGTGGCGAGCATGGTCGCAATCTCGGTCGCCTGATCCTCGGCCTCGCTGCCCATTCCGGCCTGCGGGTCTTGGTAGAGGCGACGCACAAGGCTGGGATCGTCCTGCTCAATGACGGACTTGACCAGTTCGCCCTGGTTGACGAACGGATTGCCTTGGAACATCTGCATCCGGGCGACCGCCTTCTGGAGCGAGAACTGGCGATTGATAAAATCGAGTCCACCCTTCGGCTCAATCGAGTATTCCTCATGGATGCCTTCGGGCGGCATCGCGCCGGTTTCCTCGGCGTAGCGGAACATCAGATCCTTCTTGTTGTACTGGGTGTAAAGCGACCAGGACTGCTTGAAGAGGTGCGCCAAGCCCATTCGGAAAATGCGGTTCCGCAGGTCGCCGGAAGCGGCAGCTTGCGCCTGCACGGCGGCGATCTCAGTCGCGGTCTTGCGGTCGCTGATCTGGTACTGCGATCCTGCGCCGAAGTCGGGGTTGCCCATCCGAGCCTCGGCCAGCATCCGCTCCTCCAGCATCAAACGCTGGAAGTCGAACGGAGGCTGGCTGAACTGGACGGGCTTGAGACCCTGGGGAAGGATCTGGCCAGGTTGCATCTTCAGATTCGCCGTGTTGAGCGAGATCGGGTTCTGTGCCTCGAAAACGGGTCGGTTGGCAAGTTCAACGTAATCGCTCAGGCTATTTTTGAGCTTATTGAGCAGATTCTCTCCGGGGAGGAGAATTTCTGCGACTCCCCGTGGACTGTACCAACCGCCCCCTGTGACTTCATAGGGGAAATCGACAAAGGGAGGTTCGCCGTGTTTGTACGGCAAAATAAAGGGTTTTCTTACGTCGGTCGTGACTTCAAGAGGGCTGTAAGTCTCGACCTTCCAGCCCTCATCAGACGGAGTGTACATCTCCCAAAGGATGATGCGGTCGTTGTCAGCCTCATCAGTAATTCCCTCGCGCCGGTAGATTTCGTCCTGTATTTCGGAACGTAGACCGACCGAATCACTGGGCTTGCCGGTAATTGTTTTGATGAAGCGCTCGTCTTGTTTGTAAAGGGGGTTGGCCTTATAGGAATCCACCGAGACAGACAATATATGGACGATGAAATCCGCATCCCTAAATTCCTTCGTATATGAAGGGACAATAATGTGGAATGGGTCGATGGCCTCAAAGTCTATCCTTTTCTTATCCTCGTTCCAGATTACCTTGGCCACGCCGCGCCCGTAAAGCAGAATATGATCGATGACGGAAACGATCTCTTTCTGGAAGTTGGTCTTCTCGCGCATCTGGTAGTCAAACCAACGCTCGGCGGAAGCTGTGATCGGGGTCAACTGCTGGCGCATCGGGACGAAGCTGGAGAGGATGTCGTTGCCGATGGCGGAATTGACGAAGGAGGGTTTGAGCTTTTCGATGGCCGTGTCGATCAACTGGACGTGCAGGTCGGCTGCGGTCGGCCATGGCTTGACCTTGCGGCGGACGCCAAAGTAGCGGGCCTGGTAAAACAACCGCTGGCGGTTCTCCCAGCTTTCCCTCTGGTTGAGGGATTCGATGATCCGCATATAGTAATCCTGGCGGCGGTTGTCTTTAGGCGTCATTTTTCCCTCTCGCGGTTCAGTTCAAAAGAAAGATCGTTGACATAATGCAAAGCACGCTTTGCCCATGCGCGGACCTTGGGATCAGCATCGCGAACGGCAGGATAGTTCTCATCGCGCATCAAAGCCTCAACGGCCCCGGTCGTATTCGTCACCGGCGTCGTCGTGGCGCATCCACCAAGGGCGAGGGCCAAGATCAGAATCAATGGCATCGCGGTTGTTGCGCCACTCACCCTCGGAGCGGTCAGTGCGCTTTTCTTTCCAACCCGGAATGAGGCGAAGGATCGACGCGATGATGTTGAGTATCGCACCGATCACTTAAAATTATTTGATGTGGAGGCCCAGCGTCTTAAGGAAGTTGACAACCTTCTCCAGCGCCGAATCGTCGGCGGGGGTCGGGGTCAATTTCACAATGATGCGGGCGGCAAGCACGATGCCACCAAGGGCGGCAACGATCTCGGTCCAATTTGCGGTAATCCAGTTCCAGATGTTCATATTAACCTCCTGCGTCGAAGCCAGCCATGACAGGGTCGCTCGACTCCATCAGGGCTTGCAATGACCTCCACGTTGGCTTTTCGACGGGGAAAGTCAAGTCGAACCGAAGATTACCACCATCAAGGCAGAGGGCAAGTGCGTCGGCCTTGTCGGGCGAAGCGAGTCCCCTGGACCTCATTGAGTCCTTGGACTCGACTCCGAGCTTGCCCTTGGAGTTGGTGATGGTGCGCCGACAGGTTAGTTGCGCCGTCAGTTCGTCGTCTTCCGGCAGGATGATCTCGGCATCGCCAATCTTCTTGGCCATGCCGTACCACATCTCGGCGGAGCGGTTGGTATAGGCATCGTTGTCGTAGGCGGAAGACCCAAAGTTGACCCGGTTGACCTCCCAACCAGCCTCGGCCAAGGCATCGCACATGACCATGCCAAGACCGCTGGCGTCAGCGTAGATGTTGTCAGCCTGTAGCCCAGCTTTCTTGAACTCGACAATAAACCTGCCAACAGCCGCCATAGTATCCCTTTCGCGCCATGCCACGAAGGAAAGCACCTTGTTGCCATCCCTTACGCAAAGCACGTTGGCGTCACCGCCTGCCGCAAAGTCCACGCCGGCCACCCTGGTTCCGGGCTTGAAGTCGGGCGGGCTGGTCAGGCACGCCTGAAGCTGGGTTAAGTTAATAACCAGGCTTTCGTTGCCTATGTCCACAAACTCCCCATAGATCATGGAGCGGGTCAGGGGGTGTTTCTCGCCGTACCGCTGGATTACCTCGTCGATCTGGGCTTGGGTGATGTGGGGGCAGTCAAACGCCGTTACGGCGTGCTTCTGCCACATACTCGCCTCTTTGGTGAAAGCACGATAGAAGGCACCGCTGCTACCCCCGGGGGATGAGGCGATTAGCAGCCGGGTGGGTTGACACCGGCTGATGGCCTCGAAGAGGGGGTCGGCAACGGTCTTGGCCTCGTCCACGACCATGAGCAAAGGCGCAGTCTCGTGGTCCTCGGCGTGCCAGCCTTCAGCGCGACCCGGATCAGTCGCTGAATAGCCGATAATGCGACTCGTATTGCCATTAGGGTGTAGGTAGCGGATCTCGCCGGAAGTGACTTCCCAGGGGCCGCCAAGCTTGGCGATGTGGGAACGCAGGCTAGGCCAAAGTTGGGACTCGACTTGGCGGAAAACGCCTGCGGTTGTGACGGCAATAGAACGCTGGAATGTGAGGGCGTGCCATATCAGAATGGCTGAAATTACGGTCGAAGTCTTGCCGGAACCGTTGGCTGCACGCAATGCCACCCGGCAGTCTCTTGGCTCCAAATCAGCAAGAACCTTTCTTTGCCAATCATAAAGATTGATTCCCAACACCTTACTTGCGAAAGGCGCAGGTCGAAGCAGGTCTTCGATTATCTCGTCAGGAGCCTTCTGCGCTGCCTTGGGAAGTCTCTTGGGCATGGTCCTCTTTTTGTTTTGTGTCGCAATTATTTAGGGGGGTATTACGTGTAG